AAAACTATAAACACAAGAGATTCGATCTTGTGATTATGCCAGTAGTGAAAGGCTTTATCCTTTATTTTTTTAATCATTTTTCTTCTCCTCTATCTCGTAAAAGAAATTGTCAGTGTCCTCTGTTCGCCACTGTTGTGTATCTTCTACGTTCCAGTAATTAGTTTGAACCTTCCAATCAGGCACTTGGTCTTTTACCGTAAACGATGGTATATCCCAAATTAGTCTGTTGTTAGGTTGTGCTGCGTAGTTGCCATCATTTAATGCAAGTACGTGAGCGCACTTATGTTCGTGCGGGATCTCTGAATGATCAGTGTCTAATATATTAGGCTCTGGATGTGCAAAGTCAACAGTAAATAAATATCGACCCCAATGCCATTTTTTATCTTTACCAATGTATTTTCCAGATTGTGATTCTAAAATATCCCAACTAGTGACAGCAGGATAATAACTAAAAGAGTTCCAAAGCTGAAGTTCATCAAGTCGTCGTCGCGGTACGTCGGTAATTTTAAATCCCCTTTGAACAAAAGCTGCAATAGGTAATCTATAAAAGATCGCGCCGTTTTCCATAATCGCGTGAAACAACAATGCACGACCTGTAATACAAGTAACACCAAAGATAATACAATCTTCAACTTCTCCATGATGTTTTTTAAGATCATATAAATACTCCCTTCTTATTTGTGCATACTCAACTGGTATGTTTGCGTTTAAATAAGCCATAATTAATCCTTATCATAAATGTCCCCCCAAGTTTTACCAGACTCGTAGTCAACTTTGTTGGGAACTTCTAGACTAACGGCATTTTCCATAATTTCAATTATCTTTTTTGCCTTTGCATCTGACTCCACAGATAAATCTAACTCATCGTGTATTTGTATGTGAGCTAAAATCCCCTCCTTGTACAATTCTAACATTGCTTTTTTAGTCATGTCAGCTGCGCTACCTTGAATTAATTTATTTAAAGATTTGTATGTAAACGCTCTTCTTATTCCTGGTCCGTGTTCCCTGAGTGCATCTTCATGAGACATGGCTTTATGCATACCAAACTGGTTTGGTTCCCATAAATGAAACCGGCATAACCGACCAAGAAGTGTACGTATCTGTCCACGTTCTTGTGCACGATTAGAGGCCGAGTTCATTAACTGTTTAACAAAAGGAACTTTCGCATGGTATTGGTCAAACAATTCTGCTGCTTTTTCTTTTGATACTCCTAGTTCAGCCTGGAGTTTAGCTTTACCCATTCCATAAAATAATCCTAGATTAATTGTCTTAGCTTGATCTCTTGGAATCTTAGCCATGTCCGCTACGATTTGATGAAAATCTGTTGACGAATCATTTTCGTACGCGTCCACTACGTCGTAGACTGTTGGAAACTTATGCAAAGAAGCGTAGTGCACAACTAGTCTTGGTTCTTGTTGAGAGTAATCAAAGCATCCCCAAGTACAGCCCTCCTCTGGTAAGAATAGGGATCTAATCATAGGTCCAAGATCCTTGTTCCTTGCAGGTAGTTGCTGTAAATTAGGGTTGTTATAACTAAACCTACCTGTCACCGTACCTCCAGCGTCGGATCTTATCTGGTTTATCTCCGCATGTATTCTTCCTTTATGTTCATATTTTATTATGGTATCAATGAATGTGGTATGGGCCTTGTTTATTTCCCTAGCTTTTGCTATTTGTTTAACAACAGGATGAGGATGTTCTTGTAAAAAATTTTTTGTGAAAGAAGGTGCTTGTGTTTTCTTTGTTCGTTCGTAAGGTAATTTTAATTTGTCAAAGACTGTGGCTATCGATCTTGCTGCCCATATTTGAACATCTATGTTACTTTCTTTTTTTATTTGTTTCAGTAATAAGTTTTCTTGGTATTCTAGGTCTTGCTTTAATTTATGAGCATGTTCTACATCTACCTTTACACCTAAGAAACGCATATCAACAAGACAAGGAAAAAGATCGGTTTCTAAATTAAATATAGATTCAATATCCTGATAAATAATTTCTTTTTTAAAAACTTGCCACAGTTCTAACGTAAGTTCTGCGTCTTTCTCAGCGTAAGATCCTACCTCCATGGCTGGTAGCTGCCATAGATCAGCTTTAGGATCTAGTCCCCTTGACTTTGCAGCTTCGTTTAATGCTACCTCAGACTTACCAAAACCAAGATAGTCCCAAGACAAACTATTTAAATCATATTTAAATCTGTTTTCATCTATTAAAGATGCAGCTATCATGGTGTCAACAACTAAACCATTGATTTTTAAACCTAATTTTCTAATCCAACACACATCGTACATTGCGTTATGAAAAATCTTTGTAGCGTCTGATAGTAAAATATCTTTAAACCACTCTAATGTTCTATCTCTATCCATGTTAGGTCCAGAGCCATGAGCAATTGGAAAATAAAATTTTTTACCAGGCACAGCGACAGCGATACCTACCACCTCTCCCAGGCCAACGACAGAACCAGATCCTCTTGTCTTTAACTCTGGATCTCTAGTCTCTAGGTCAATTGCTATCTCATCATACGATCTTAGATCTGGATATTCTTCTGGTTCTATCCACTCTGTTTGTGCCTCAAATATAGGTACTTTCATTTTTTTTGATCTTTTAATTTTAACATCTCTAACTGACAATAGTGAACAATTTTTTTAAGATCCTCCACTCCTCCTTTACGTTGATACCTACAGACGTATTTAATAACGTTACCTTGAAAAAAAGATAAATTGTTTTTAGAAATAAATTCGTAGGGTTGTATAGGAAACTTAGTGTAGTGATTTCCACCTACCTGAGTAAACTGTGGAAATGCTTCTTCAAATATATCTTTATGTGTCATAAATTATAACCGTGCCTTTCTATTTTTGCTCGCATTAAGTATAAATTATTTTTACTACGGGTTATACCTACATACCAGACTCTGTGTTCTTCATCTCTTTTTTTACTACTTTTTAACACACCTTCTCTAATTTTCCTAGCGTTATCCAACACTAATATCACGTTTTCGCACTCTCCTCCTTTTGCTGCGTGTATGGTGGATATTTTTATTCTTGGGTCTTCTGTTAATTTTTCTTTATTTGATAGTAGTAATCTTATATAATTTTTATCTTCAAGATTTGCCTTATCAAAAGCCTCATACCATGGAACTAATTCATTCCAATTATCTTCTGACATATAATCTTCTACATCTTCTTTTTGTGTTTGTTCTAAATCTTCACCATCTACCCATCTAGAATAATACACTGCTGCTTTGTGCAGCTTTGTATTAAAATTTTTAATGTATTTATTTTCAAATAAAAAACCTTTTTGTTTTATTTGCTTTGCAATCTCTATCGATTTGTTAATAGTTCTGGTTAAAATCAACCAATTATCTTTTGATAAATCTACATTTTCTAAGTTGTTGATTTTAATTAATGACCCCTCTTCATTCTTTGGGTGATACAATTTATCTGCTCTTAGTCCCTCGATGCGGCTAATTATAATATTAGATACCTCTTGAACCTTAACAGGAACTCTTCTTGATTTTTTTAATACCACCTCTTTGGCTGGCTCCTGTATAAATCTATCTACATCCGCTCCTGCCCATGCATATATAGCCTGGTCATCATCACCTGCTAGATACATGTCTTTTGTATTTGCTTTTAATATCTCATACATCATCCATTGTATTGGCGATAAATCTTGTGCTTCATCTATAAACACCACATCAAATTTAGGACATAAATGTTTCTTCTCAATAAATTGATGAATCATGTCTGTGAAATCAATTAAATTATTACTGCTCTTGTATTTGATATAATTAGCTTCGATATGTTTTAAAATATTTGGTTTAATATCTTTACTATACTCTCCTGTGCAATACTCATCCCAAACTTTTATATTCTTTTCTCTGGATTTAATTATGATTTGAAAATATTCATTATCACAGGTTAGGTATGGAGATGAATCCATATCTCTTTTTGCCTTAACACTTATACTTAAAGTTTTTCCAAGATCATCATAATGATAATCTTGCATTACATTCTCCTCCTTTAATCCTAATGTGTGGAAAGCTAGAGAGTGTAGCGTTTGAAAATATCTAAGATCTTTTTTTTGAAATTGTCTATTTTTATTTAACATTCTTTCTTTTGCGGTGTTGGCTGCTTTTTTTGTGAATGCAAAATACCCTATTTTTTTTACTGGTGTTTCCATTCTAATATATGCTAACGCTCTTCTAATTAGTTTCTCTGTTTTACCTGTGCCTGGAGGTCCATAAAATTTTTTAATCATAGTTTTTCTTTTATGTATTTTTTTAATTCTTTGTCCTGTACATTGTCTGGTATCCTGTTCTTATAAAATATCTCATAACTATCGCTGCCATACTTACCGATACCGAATAATTGTGTAGCATCATTGCCATCCCATTTTAGATAGTCCTCAGACATCCTCCAGATCCTGTAAGATCGTACATATTTCATACCTAATTCTTGTAAAAGTGTTGCTATTTCTTCCTTATTTGATTGTAATAATACCTCTGGGGTTGGGAACTTATCGAAGAAAGACGGTAATATTTTCTTGACTTTTTTACGTCCTGTTTGATTAAGACAGATCACACCCACCATATGTTGCCATCTATTGGCAACCTGTTGTTGAACCATAAGATCTTCTCTCATCATAATATTTTATCTCTCTCTTTCATAGGTATTATCTCAACATCCTCCTCTTCTCTTTCAAAGAAAGACAAAGGTATTTTTATACATCGTATTGGATTATGTGATTTTTTATCTGTATCTTTTTTAGGATATCTTTTTAAATATCCTAACTCAGCTTTGAATTCTTCTATTAACATTCTACCAGTTTTTTCATACTTCATCTTCCATTCTTTATTTTTTAAATAATTAAAAAACACCTCCATAGTAAAGTATGCAAAGCCCTCTTCTTTTAAAACAGAACCACTACTAAATGATGTAGCACTAATTGCTGGAACACCATGTATGTGTTCCTCTAAATATTTATGTAGTATCTCTTTTGGTGATGTTCCCGCTGGAGGAGGCTGCACCGTTTCTGTCTCTTTTAATTTTTCTACTATGTTTTGAAATTCATCCTGTTTAATTCTAGGTGGTGCTATTGGTGTATGTGCACCTATCAATCTTCTACATTTTTCCATGTCCATTAGATAATTAATATCTCTTGCTACAACTTGTTTACTCATCTCTCCATCTTGTTTGTCATTGAAATGAACTGTAAATCTAAATTCTGGTTCGGGTTGATAATCAATTCTAATTAAAGCAGATAGTTGTGGAAACTTTTTTTGTTTATCTGACATGTATCCAAATTGTCTTTTAGCACACTCTGATTTAATACAAAAATTTCTAATTGGATCTTGATCACAAAGATGTCCTGCGGTTGGTTTACGCCATGATTTTATTTTATCTGAAACTTTTTTATCACCCCACTCCTCATCGTATAAAATATATTTTCTTGCACCCTCTAAGACTCTCTTCTCCCAAAGGTCTGGGTATTTCTTTTTACAAAACACCATGTAATTAAATAAAAATCTATCTCTTTCATCTGGTAATTTATTACTGTCATCAATTGTTTTTGATATAGCTTGTAGGCATGGAGGGCCATCATTAAATTCTTCAGCACCACCCATTAATATTTTAGTTATGTGCGCATCTATAAATTCATTTAATTCTTTTTCTGATTTTAAATTTGCCTCTACAACTTGAATGTATTGATCAAAAGAGAACTCTTGACCATTTAGATTTAAAGCGACTCTCTCTGTTTTATTGTAATAAGGTAGGTTTATAAAGTTACCATTTGTGAAACTACCATCTGGACCTGTTCCAAGTTCCGTTTGCTTTGGATATATTTCAGTTGTTGGATTTAATTCTAATGTATATAATAGTTTGTCTAAAAAATTTCTTAAAAAACTAGCTTTGACTTTTTCTTTTGTATGAATGTATAAATGTAATCCACCACTTTTAGATCTAACAGGAATTACCGGTAAATTATTTTTTTCAATTATCTCTAAATATTTTCTTGGACTAAAATCTTGATATGCTTTTGAATCTATATCTATGGCACCAAAATTAACCATGCCATTGTCATCACAAGGCTGAATACCTATAGACTTTCGACCACTAAGGTGGTCTTCATAATCTAAATTAGAAAGAGGTTTGCCTGCCCAACCGTGTTTTACTTTAAACTTTCCTGTGGTTTTATCTTTGTAACCGTTACTGATCTCTGCGTAGCCATAATCTCTTTTTAATCCATCAAAAATTTTAACAAATTTTTCTTCCATGCGAAATAAAAGTGGGCGTTTCCACTCTCGCTTAGACGCCCACCACCTAGGATTCTAGTAATGTGATGCTTCACCTGTTTGTTCTTCACCATGTTTTACTTGCACATCTCCTTTACCGATGCTTTCAGCAAAACTTTTTGCTTGTTGATAAAGATCAGCATTCTCAATTGGTCCAACCTTACTTATCTCCCAACCAAACCAACTACCTTTATCATTAGATTGTTGATTAGTTTTCAATAAGTATTCGTGACTAAAAGAAGCCGGGGTGAACATACCATTCTTACCCTTGAGTTTGATACTTTGCATCATGCTATTCCATTTTCTACTAATTTTTAATTGAGTAGATTTCATAGCAATCAAAGCTGTAGTTGGTACTTCACCACAAACTATCACAAAGTGCTGCGCGGTCTTCTCGATATAATTACCATTTTGTAATCTATCTTTGAAATCCGCACCTCTTGTAGTCTTAGTCATGATGTCTGAAGAAGACGGATAGATGTTTACCGGTGCTCCGGATCCATCCTTTCCTCTATCTCTCCATTCAACATACTCCAACTTATAGTGACAAGGAACAATATTCACACCTCGTTCACCATCAAAGAGTTCACCTGTTACTGAATTAAATATCATTCCAGGTTGTGCTCCCTCTACATACTTGCCATCTCTTTTGTTTACCTCCGGAGATAGTTGTCCAAGTATTTTAAGAAATGGTAATGCTAAATCATCTTGTGTTAGATTACCCATTCCTTTATTTGCGTCTGCTTCAAAGTTACTAATCGCCAGTGACCCATTCGCCTTCTTTATTGGTTCTTTACTCATCGTTATTACCTCTTGGTTATTTTGGTTCGGTTTCCTGCGAACACATTAAATAGTTCCGTGGGCATCTCTTGTCCAGACTCAAGACGCTCACGGACTAAAGCTTTAAGTGTCATGGGTTCAACCTTTAACTTCTGGACAGGTTGATATCCTTGACCTTGTGCAAGGGTTGCATAAGCAATTGCCTTGTTATCTTCGTTACGACCGAAGGAAACGGTGACCTCATTTTTAATAAGATCGCCTAGGCCATTATTACGAAGCCAGTTATATGCCTCTTCCTTTTTTGCAGGTGATATGGAGGCACCATAGACAGGTTTAACTTCAACAGAAGATCCGTCTGATAATTTTAAAGTAGACAAATTCATCTCCTGCATCATAGTAGGGATGACCTCACCTGAAATTAAATCAATATCTTTTTTTAATTTTTTTATTTGATCTTCTCTTGCTGCTAAGTCAGCTTCCATAGCTTGTAATTTTATTACTTGCTCAGACAAAGACTTAGCCTCATTAACTTTTGCTAATGAGTCTTGTTTATCTTGTTCAAAGTTTATGTTCATAAGTAATCCTTTCGTGTATATAATATAGTTACATAAAATCCTATGTCAAGTTTAATCTTCAATATCTCCTTTCTCGTACAGGTTGACTTTTATAGGATAATATATTTTTTCCTGTCTATCCCATTTTAAAAAATTAAACTTTCCATTATTAATATCTGATACAATAGAGCAGGCTACACCTATTATAGCGGGATCTCCTGTTAATAATAAATAATCATCTTCGGTAAAGTTCTTTAAAAGTTTTCTAAGTTTAAATATCAATGGTCCTGGTGACATTATTATTTGAGAATTTTCTGGTAGTAAAGTTACTAGTTCACCATATTTTGCAGCTCCCATAATATTATATTTAGGAACTCCTATCTTGGTTCCAGGTAATTCTTGTATTATGTAAACTTTGCTCATAACTTTCTTGACATTCTATTTAACATCTTTATATGTTATTGCAAGAAAGAATAACAGATTATTTATGGATTACAAATTTAAAACTAAGCCTTTTGCGCATCAATTAAAAGCGTTAGAGAGATCTTGGAAAGAACCTTATTTTGCATACTTTATGGAGATGGGTACTGGTAAATCAAAAGTATTAATAGATAATATTTCCATGCTTTATGACAACGGTAAGATTGATGGTGTCTTAATTGTGGCACCAAAAGGTGTATACAAAAATTGGTACGATCAAGAAATTCCTACACACATGGTCGATCACATAGAGAAAAAAACTGTGTTGTGGCAAGCAACCATTAGTCAAAAACAACAAAGAGAGCTAGATAGTTTGTTTGAAACTGGTGAGGATCTGCATATTTTAATTATGAATGTAGAGGCCTTGTCCACACAAAAAGGGTATGACTTTGCACATAAGTTTTTATTTTCACATAAAACTTTGATGGCTGTAGATGAAAGCACCACGATAAAAAATCCCGATGCAAAACGAACTAAAAACATTTGTCAGCTTGGTCTTGCAGCTAAGTTTACTAGAATATTAACAGGTTCACCGGTAACTAAATCACCTTTAGATTTGTTTAAACAATGTGAATTTTTACAACCAGACTTGTTAGGATACTCATCTTATTATGCTTTTAGGGCTAGATATGCTAAATTAAAAAATACTAACTTTGGTGGTAAATCTTTTCAATTGGTCGTTGGGTATAAAAATTTAGATGAGTTGTCAGAAATAATAAAACCTTTTTCTGATAGAGTATTAAAAAAAGATTGTCTAGACCTGCCTCCTACTAACTATATTAAGAGAACAATACAGTTGTCTTCGGAGCAACAAAAACTTTATAATCAGATGAAGAGAATGGCAATCGCTGAACTTAGTGGTAAAACTATGACCACAGCTACGGCCCTAGTTCAATTGATGCGTTTACAGCAGATAACCTGTGGTCATTTTAAGGCAGATGATGGCACAGTAAAACAAATAAAAAATAATAGAGTTAATGAATTGTTAGAGGTTTTAAATGAAGTAGAGGGTAAGGCTATTATCTGGTGTCATTGGAGACATGATATACAAAGCGTAGTTAAAGCTATAGAAAAAGAGTATGGTCCTCGATCCTTGGTCACTTATTATGGTGATACTACCACTGAAGATAGACAGGATGCCATTAAACAAATACAAAACCCAGACAGTGAAGTAAGATTTTTAGTTGGCACACCACAAACCGGTGGGTATGGAATTACTTTGACAGAAGCAAACACAATGATTTATTTTTCTAATGGATATGATTTAGAAAAAAGAACACAATCAGAGGCTAGAATAGATCGTATCGGTCAGACTAGAAATATGACCTATGTAGATATTATTGCAGAGAATACTGTAGATGAAAAAATTGTAAAAGCTTTGCGTAAAAAAATTGACATAGCTAGTCAAATCATGGGTGAAGAATTAAAAGATTGGATCTAAAGTTTCTGTAATAACACCACAATCACACCACCCATACCAGTCATCACGGCTCCCATGGACACCAATAATATTCTCTCTATTCTAGTTATTTGACCCTGTAATTGTTGCATTCTATCATAGGTTTGCTTTTGCATTATTCTGCAAAGCTTCTCATGCGATTCTATTCTTTGTATTGCATCATCTTTTTTAGTCATTATGCAATTCCTCTGTTTCTGTTTCTTAGTAAGTTAAATATAGGTGATGTCTCTAGCTCTGTCAAAGTTATAGGTTTTTTAGTTTGAGCAATAATCTGTGAGCTTGGTGCGTTAGCTAAGTTTGGATCTGCGGGTAGTTCTACCTTTGGTTCTTCCTCTACTGTTGGGGTGTCCTCTCTTGATCTAAAGAACTCTATTTTTGGAAATAGAATTCTATTTATTTTTTTGTCTAAATCATCCCTGCTTGTATTTAATCTAATAAAGCCTAATCTATCTCTTAAAATATCCATTGTTAAAATACTAGATCTAATTTCCGATGCTATTTTAGCAGCCTGCACAGGATCCTCTAATCTTAATCTGTCTATTAATTTTTCAAAAGTCTCTTCACTGAAACCAGGAACTTTAAATGTTCCATCTTCAAAATTTCTTATTTCAGATTTAGTTAAACGATCTTCAAGTATCTCTTCTAACTTAAATCTAGATACACCCATGGTTCTCATGTCATCTAAAACTTGACCAAATATTTTTTGTGATTCAAATGAATCTAAAATATATTTTTTAAAAGCAGCTAATCTTTGTTCACCAGTTGCGTTGGCAGATAAAGCATCTCTACTAAAAGATTTTCTAAGATTTGATTTATCTTTGTTAAAAGATGTGATTATAAATGGCATACTATTTAATGGCTTTGCGTTCTCTACCCTTACCCCGGCTAACAAAGCTCCAATCTCTGTCTTAGCATCTAACTGCGTGCCGAATTGTGTGAATGTACCTGTTACACCTTTATATACTCTTCTAATACTTCTATTCGCACCTGGCTCTAATTGAGTAAATAAGTGAGCTAATGATTTATCTATTTTTTCAAGAGGACTATCTTTGTCAAAGTATATTTTTTTACCATCTCTAGTTTCTCCTCCTCTAAAAGCTATGTCAAAAACAGCTTCTGTTCCAAGAGATTCTGATACAAACGGGTCAAAAAATTCTGAAAGAGCTCCTGGTGTTCTCGTAATATTATCACCAAACAAAGCTTTAAAAACTATATCATCGACACTATCTTGAGTTAATTCACCAATTGCATATGCGTTTAATACAGCATTGATAGGTCTTACTAAAGAATCGTATGGATTAGTGTAGGAAAAATTAAAATATTTAAATTCACCTTTTGCATCAGGTTCTGTCAAAGGTATTAGCGTAGCATTTTTTTGATAAACAGGAGCGGCTGATCTTTGAAAAGCTTCTATCTTATCTTTCGTAACTCCTGTAATTTGTTCTGCTGTGTAAGCTATGGTTGACCCTATTCCTCCAAAAACAGCAGAGGCTCCTAAAAGTCTTCTAGCTCCCATCTGTCGAATAAAAGGATTTGAACTAGCTAATTCTCTAGCACCTATATTTAATAAGTGTGCACTTGTTCTTAAAATTTCTGCTGGAAATGCTATGAAATTACCAATTGGTAGTTTTCTAATTGCTCTAATTACTTCAGGAACTTTACTGTATGTTGGTATCGTATTGGTTACTAAATATGCTGATACATCTTCTAAATTTCCTAGCTCTTTAAATTGTTTTACTAAAGCTTCTTTCTGACTAATGTCAGTAGTGTTTAATATTTTTTGATTTATTCTAGCTAATTCTTCTGATTTTCTAGACTCTCTACCAACAGTTCTATACCAATCAATTAAATTTTCTCTATAAGCTTGATCACCTTGAACACCTCTCCTGTTAAACTTAAAAGCTGTATCTAATGCATCTTGATAAAAATCATCTGCGTATATTTTCCAAACGTTATCACCACCTTGATAGAGATCAAAAGCTCTTTTGACGGTTGGGTTATTCATCAACGCTGATAAACTAAATTTACCATCTTTTGCTTGTTGTAATATGGTTTTTATCTCATTAACCTCTATGTTTGTATCTATAACACCTCTTTCAATTTTTTTACTTAACGCTTTAGCAACTTGCGCTGCACTTATATTTTTACCAGGAAATAGATCATCAGCTAATAATTTAAATGATGCTCCTAAACTCGCTTTACCTCCAATCAATCCACTAGCTAATGCAAAGAAAGATGCTGTTGATACATTTCTTATTTGAGTCATTGGTGAGAAAACTGTTTTACCTATTTGACCGGTGGCTTTTACGGACATCAAAGCTTTATAAAGAGGTATATCGTATAAAGATGAAAACGACTGATCAACACCTCTAATAGCATTTGCTATTTCAGGAGTTGTAAGTAAACCACTTTGATTATCACCAGCTTGAAATAATTTGCTATCAAACTCTTGTCCAAATCTTCTTCCAGATTCTTTTGTAACTTGGATTAAATTATTAGGGTTTACACCTTTTGCTACCGCATCATCAAAAGATCTAAAGAATAAACCAGACTCTAATCCACTGTCAGCTAATTTATCAAAAAAATTTTTTGAATAAACTTGTTTAGCTGTTTGCATAAATGTATCTGTAACAGCTGCTCTATAGTCAGTTGAAGTTTCTAAGAAAGCATCAGTAACTGCTTTGTATTTTCTAACGTCTACTATGTCTCTAACATCTGCTCCTTTTTTAAGAAGTTCTCCTTCTTTTGATGTTATCTTTTCACCTATTTTTGTTGTAGTTTTTCTCGCCTGACCTGCCTCAGTTAGTTTAAAACCTTTTACATCTACTATTTCCTCTCTTAATTCTTTTGTTGGTATTCTAAAAGTTTTTGCAACAGCATTAAATATGGTATCTGGAGCTCTATCACTTTCAATTATCTGTCTTTTTAAATATTCCATTCTATTAGTAGCAAAATCATCTAAAGATTTATTCCAAACATCGCTTGTTCTATCGGTGGTTTTTGCTATTTCATTTACTTTATCTGCTAAATCTCTATTGCTTCTAACTAAATCTTTAAAAAAATTTTTTGCACCTTTTATTTTTTCAGGATCAAATTTATACGCTTTATTTTTAAACGCAGAAAATACTTGTTTTAAATAAGCACCACCGTTAGCAGTTATACTTGCGCCTAAATTTTGTAATGCATCATCTGA